GTAGTGGTTCTGCGGCTCCTGCAACTTATACTGAAGTTGCTCTTGGAACAGTTTCTGGAGGAGGTTCAGGTGCTAAAGCAACAGTTACTACTTCTAATAGTAATGGTCATTTTAATATTGCAGCTTTAGCTAGTATTTCGCAATCTGGAGCAGGAATGGTTGCAGACACTTATACAAATGTGCCTTTAACTTCTTCAACGGGAACTGGTACAGGTGCATCCGCTACAATTATTGTTAGTAATGCTACTACTATAGCTTCAGCTACTATAGTTAATACAGGATCTGGATATAATGTAGGAGATGTTTTATTTGTTAATTCATCTTCTGTTGCTACTGGGTCATTTGCAGATGGAGGTAATCCACAATTTGTTGTAACCCAACCCGATTTATTAACTGAAATATCTTCAATTTTTGTTACGGAAGATGGTGCTGGTTATGCTGCAGGTAATCAAGTAAATATTTCTGTTGGTAGTATAGGAAATCCGGGTGTTGCACCAGTAATTACTTTAACTGACGCAATGATTGAAAATAATCCTGCATTTACTTTAGAAACAATATCTGAAGGTGTAATTATGAATAATACATATCCTGCTGATTCTGATACTTCAGGATTAAATGGTATTGATGGAACTCTAGTTAGTGGCTCTTCGGATAATATTAGATGGGAAATTGCAGCAGTAAATACAGCCTCAGGTGTATTTTCTTTATTAATTAGAAGAGGTAATGACAATAATAATCAAAAAGTAATATTAGAACAATTTAATAATATTTCATTAGATCCATTTGCTCCAAATTACATTTCAAGAGCAATTGGTGATTCTAGTACTAAATTACTTACTGAAGGGGTTGATACATACTTACAACCAACAGGATCTTTTCCTAATATATCTGCTTATGTAAGAGTAAAAGAAGTAAACGCACCAACCCCTAACTATTTCGATAATGATGGAACTGCTAAAAATGAATATACAAGTTCCTTACCTCAATTAGGTTCAGGTTCATTTGATGGTGCTGGTGGTTCTAATATACCAACTGATAGAGCAGCTAATTTTTACCAAGCAATTAATTCTACAGATACTCAGGGTTTATTAGGTGCAGATTATACAAATGCCATTGCTTTATTATCTGATAAAGATAATTACCAATATAATGTAATATCAGTACCAGGCTTAAATAATCAAGACCATTCAACCCAAATTTCAAGTATAATAAATAATGCAGCTTCAAGGGGCGATAATTTAGCTGTAGTTGATTTAGTTAAATATAACCAATCAATAGTTACAGTAACTAATCAAGCTGCAGGTATAGATAATAGTTATGCAGCTGCTTATTGGCCATGGCTTCAAACAATTGATCCAAATTCAGGACAAACAGTTTATATTCCTGCATCAACTTTTATACCTGGTGTATATGCATTTACTGATGAATCAAGTGATCCTTGGTTTGCACCTGCAGGTATGATAAGAGGTGAATTAGGACAAGCATTAAGAGCTGAAAGAAAATTAACTTCAACTAATAGAGATACTTTATATGAAGCAAATGTAAATCCAATAGCAACTATGCCTAATAAAACTGTAGTTGTATTTGGTCAGAAAACATTACAAAAAGCTGCTTCGGCATTAGATAGAGTAAATGTAAGAAGACTTTTAATAACAATTAAAGATTTTGTTACTCAAATATCTGATAATTTAGTATTTGAACAAAATTCAATTGCAACAAGAAATAGTTTCTTAACTCAAGTAAATCCGTACTTATCCTCTGTTCAACAGAGACAAGGTTTATTTGATTTTAAAGTTGTAATGGATGAATCAAATAATACTCCTGATGTAATAGATAGAAATGAACTAGTTGGTCAAATATTTTTAAAACCTACTAGGACAGCCGAATTTATTATATTAGATTTCAACGTACTACCTACAGGAGCAGTATTTCCATCGTAGTACAAATAAATAAATGTTACATTAAAAACTAATAAAATGAGTGAAACAATTAAGTTAACAAAAGAAGAATTAGAAGTTCTACAAAATTATCAACAAAGACAAAATCAAATTACATTTGAATTAGGTAATGTTGATATTCAAAAAGCAATTTTAGAAGGTCAAAGAAGTGCTGTTTTAGATAAATTAGCGGATTTGCAAGAAGAATCTAATAAAACAGCTAAAGGACTCCAGGAAAAATATGGTGAGGGTACCGTTAATCTAGAATCTGGAGAATTTACTTTAACAAAATAGTTTTTTGAGGAAGGTTTTAATATTTATAATAAAACAATATTAAAATAATAAAAGTAAAATGGCAGAAACATTAATCTCCCCAGGTGTATTAGCAAGAGAGAATGATCAATCTTTTGTTACATCACAACCAGTAGAAAGAGGAGCGGCTATTATAGGACCAACTGTATTAGGACCTATTGAAAGACCTACTTTAGTTAGTTCATTTAGTGCCTTCCAAGCAATTTTTGGTGGTGCTTTAGAAAGTGGTTCAAATGAGTATACTTACTTAACTTCAATTGCTGCTAATCAATATTTCCAAAATGGAGGAACTTCATTATTAGTAACAAGAGTAGTATCAGCTTCGTCAACTTGGACACCTGCTACTAGTTCATTAATTGCTACAAGTTCTGGAGCCCCAGGAGGAACAAATAAAACTGATGGAGCTTCTCCGTTTGTATTAGAAACAATAACTGCTGGTGATATAATGAATAATGAATTACCAGCTGAAACTAGCAATGGTGCTTTACCTAGTGGTTCATCTGATAATATTAGATGGGAAATTACAGCAGTAAATTCATCTTCGGGTGTATTTAGTTTAGCAATTAGAAGAGGTAATGATAACAATAACCAAAAAGTATTTTTAGAAACTTATAATAATATATCGTTAGACCCATTTGCTTCAAATTATATTTCAAGAGCTATTGGTGATTCAACTACTCAATTAGTAACAGAAGGAAGTGATACTTTCTTACAAGAAACTGGATCATTCCCTAATATATCCGCTTATGTAAGAGTAAAGGCTGTAAATTATACTACTCCTAATTACTTAGATAATGCTGGAAACTTTAAAACAGAATTTACTAGTTCATTACCAGCAATAGGATCAGGTTCATTTGGTGCCGCTTCAGGTAAAAATGTACCAACAGATAATCCTGCTAATAGAAACCCAATGAACTTTTACCAGTCAATTAATTCTACAAATACACAAGGATTAATTGGTACTGATTATACAAATGCAATTGCTTTATTATCTGATAAAGACAACTATCAGTATAATATAATTTCGGCTCCTGGTTTATATTACCAAGGATATTCAACTCAAGTTAATAGTATAATGAATAATACTATAGCAAGAGGAGATGCTATTTCAGTAATTGATTTGGTAGCTTACAATACAGCATTAGCAACTGTAACTACTCAAGCTGGTGGAATTGATAATAGTTATTCCGCTACATATTGGCCTTGGATTCAAACAGTTGATCCAAATTCTGGACAATTAGTATTTATTCCAGCTTCTACATTTATACCTGGTGTATATGCATTTACAGATGCTTCAAGTGATCCATGGTTCGCACCAGCAGGTATTACTAGAGGTGGAATGGGACAGGTTGTTAGAGCTGAAAGAAGATTAACTTCTACAAACAGAGATACTTTATATGAAGCAAATGTTAATCCAATTGCTACATTCCCACAACAAGGAGTAGTTGTATTTGGTCAGAAAACATTACAAAAAGCAGCATCTGCTTTAGATAGAGTAAATGTACGTAGATTATTAATTACACTTAAGGATTTTATATCTCAAATAGCTGATAATTTAGTATTTGAACAAAATACAGTAGCTACAAGACAAAACTTCTTAACACAAGTTAATCCATATTTAGAATCAGTACAACAAAGACAAGGATTGTATGCATTTAAAGTAGTGATGGATGAAAGTAATAACACACCAGATGTTATAGATAGAAATGAGTTAATAGGACAAATATTCCTACAACCAACTAGAACAGCTGAATTTATTATACTTGATTTCAATGTATTACCAACAGGAGCAACATTCCCTGCATAAAGAAAAAAAAGTAGAATATTTATAATAAAATAAGAAAATAAAATGGCAGTATTAAACCCAAACGAAGTATTTTTTACAGCTTTTGAGCCAAAACAACAAAACAGATTTATTGCTTTTGTTGATGGCTTTCCAGCATACATTATGAAAGGTGTTAGTGCAGTTTCATTAGAACAAGGATCTGTACCACTTAATCATATAAATGTACAAAGGTATGTAAAAGGAAAAACAGTATGGAACACAATTGATTTTACACTATTTGATCCTATTACTCCTTCTGGAGCTCAAGCAGTAATGGAATGGGTTCGTTTACACCACGAATCAGTAACAGGTAGAGATGGTTATAGTGATTTCTATAAGAAAGATTTAACTATTAATGTTTTAGGACCTGTAGGTGATATTGTATCAGAATGGATAATTAAAGGTGCAATGATTACAGCTGCTTCATTTGGTGACTTTAACTGGGATAATGAAAATGCTGCCCAAGAAATTTCAATGACAGTTCAACCAGATTATTGTGTGTTGAATTTCTAAGATTTTTACCCACCCCTTTTAAAATTAGCTTAACTTCGGTTAAGCT